AACGCTCTTGATGAGGCTTGGTTACACGCACTCGGAGTGGATACTGCTGAGGACAAACTACTTAAACTTAATATGGCAATGATTGACGATGTGGCCAAAATGATTACTGAGTTTGTAAAAGAATACAAAACACTACCGGAAGACCAACGTCCCAAGGTGTTAATCGTGTTAGACAGTTTGGGCATGTTGCTCACCCCAACTGACGTAAATCAGTTCGAAGCAGGTGACTTGAAAGGTGACATGGGCCGTAAGCCCAAAGCACTGACTGCCTTGGTTCGTAACTGCGTTAACATGTTTGGCAGTTTAAATATTGGTCTGGTAGCAACCAACCATACCTATGCCAGTCAGGACATGTTTGATCCTGATGACAAGATCTCAGGTGGTCAAGGTTTTATCTATGCAAGTTCTATTGTAGTCGCTATGCGTAAGTTAAAGTTAAAAGAAGACGAAGATGGTAATAAAATTAGCGAAGTAAAAGGTATTCGTGCAGCATGCAAGATCATGAAAACACGTTATGCTAAACCGTTCGAATCAGTACAGGTCAAGATCCCTTACGAACAGGGAATGAATCCATACTCTGGATTAGTTGACATGTTTGAAGGAAAAGGATTATTACAGAAAGAAGGTAATAGTCTTAAATACACCTTAGCAGATGGCACTGTAATTAAGCAGTTTCGTAAGGCCTGGGAGCGTAACGAAGGTGGCAGTCTTGATAGTGTAATGACTGACTATACTGCCAATCCACATCAACATCTTGCCGCAGAACACCAAAATACAGTAGATGATGAATGAGCTTAATTTGGTCAGCTCGGCAACTGTAACTAAACATAATCCTATAGTCAAAGTTAGGCCTTATGTGCCATGTTTACAAATTGAGTGGATGATAAGTAAACGTTGCAATTTTGATTGTAGTTATTGTCCTCCAATTTGGCACGATAAAACTTCTAAGGACTTAACATTAGATGAATTAAAAAATGCCTGGCTAAAAATTATAAAAGTATCAGAACACAAAACAGAACAAAAAATTCATTTAACAATTTTAGGTGGCGAGCCAAGTTTAAATAAAAATTTATTACCTTTTTTGCAATGGGCAAGAAATAATTTTTCAGATAGAATAGGTCAAATTGGCACTATTACTAACGGAAGTGCTAATTCAAATTTTTACACAGAATTAGTTAGTTATTGCGATTGGGTGACATTTTCTACTCACAGTGAGTTCATGAATGAGAGAAAATTTTTTAGAAACGTAATCAAAGCACACCGAGCAAGTAAAAAAAAGAATGCAATGGTAATGGTCAATTTGATGCAAGAATCATGGTTCAATGAAAGAATACATTTGTATCAAAAATTTTTAAACAAATTTAATATTGCTAATTATATGCATCAAATTGAATATAACGAAGGATTCAACGAATTTAACGGAAAACGTGCAGATGTAAAACCGGTGAAATTAATAAAAAAAATGAAATTTATATGACAACACTAACTAAAGATCACCATTGTAATGCAATAGTTACTCTACGTGACGGTACTGAAATTGAAGTTTTTGCTAATCAATTGTTAGACAAAAATCTCCATCATTGGAAAGGTTGGTATTGTCACGCCGGAGTTGATAGAATTGTAATTAATGATGATTTTAGTGTGCATAGCGGAAGATGTTTAAACGATCATCTTGGCAATTTATTAGACGACAATTTTAAACTTTTTACAGAACCCACAATATGTCGTCAACAAGAATGTTCAATATGCCACGGGGATTTGTATGTTGAAAAAAAACTTGATTGGAAAAAGGATGAAATATGAGCATTGATGTTGAAGTTTTGATTGAAACTTATATAACGTTAAAAGAATACGTTCCTGCCAAAGAACGACAAGCAGCGGCTGATAACTTAGTAAGTATGCTTGTTGATAATCTGAGCGACAAGGAACTGAGAGAATTTGGCGGTGCTGATAGTTACACCAAGCGAGCACTGGAAGAATATCTTGACGACGAGGACGACGAACTTGATTACGAAGAGTAATGTGGTATAATCGTGTTGTGGCAGATCTTGGCGAGATTCCGGCCTTCATTGATTATTATGAAGGCGAACTCGCACAGGCAAAAACAGAAACATACATACGAGGTAATGTCGAAAAGTCCGCTGCGAATCTACCGGGTATTACAGAGCACCGATTTAACCAGCTTCAGGAGATCGAGGCTGTACTTAACTATCTTAATATACAACTTCGCAAGATTAGACGAAAGCATTTTCAAAAATACTTGGAATCTTATGCCCGAGCTCTTACAAGTCGCGACGCTGAGAAATATACAGATGGTGAGGACGAAGTCATTGACTTTGAAACTATCATTAACGAAGTTGCTTTGCTTAGAAACAAATGGCTTGGAGTTATGAAAGGTTTAGAAAGTAAAAATTTCATGTTAGGACATGTGGTAAGACTGCGTACAGCCGGGATGGAGGACATTTCGGTTTGATAAATTACAAGGAACGGGCAGAACAAATATTACGAGAATGGGCATTATGCTCAAATGCCCGTCCCAAGTATAACGCTGTAGACATACAAATTGAAAAAGATACGTGTGGTCGTTGGGCAACTAATCTTATCCATAATTTAAATTGGGGATCAGAAACTGAACTTGCCGAGGCTTGTAATCAACTTGAATCAAGATTAAAACCTTTAAAAGAAAAAATAATTATTGAGGTAATACAAAATGGTGCAATTTAAAAATGCATTCGAAAGTCATCAACATAGTTTACAAACATTGGATCTACTTTATGGATACGATAGCTTTTTAGATAGTTTGGAATTTGTGGCTGACTTTGGTTGTGGCGCTGGATTAGACACAAAGTGGTGGGCTACATTAGAAACCAGAGATGATCCCCCAGAATCAAGAAATTATAAGACCTATGCAGTTGATATCAATAAAAACATTATTGATCCCGGGTTATCTCAATTAGAAAATGTATACGTTGTTAATGAAGATTTTGATACAGCTGATTGTCCAATTTCAAGAAGTGTTGATCTCATTTGGTGCCATAATGCTTTTCAGTATGTTACCAATCCTCTATCGACCCTTCGTACTTGGAATTCTCAATTGGTGCCCGACGGGATGCTAATTCTAATTTTTCCGCAGAACAGTCACTACTCCTATAATAGATTAAACAATCATAGCTATAATGGTTGTTACTACAATCATAATCTTGTAAATTTAATATACATGTTGGCAGTCAACGGATTTGATTGTAGAGATGCGTATTTTCTTAAAGAGGAAAACAATCCATGGCTACACGCTGCTGTATACAAATCAAATATTGCACCAATGGACCCAAAGAAAACAACCTGGTTTGATTTAGCAGATCTTAACTTGATTAATGACAGCGTGATTGATAGTCTTAATAAATTCAGCTATGTTAAACAAGAAGAAATTATTACAACTTGGCTTGATAAAAATTTCCACTTTCCAAAAGAATGAAAATAGTATTGGTTACTGGTGGATTTGATCCAGTACACTCTGGACACATATCTTATCTCAATCATGCTGATCACTTAGGCGATTGGCTAATTGTTGGTTTAAATTCAGACGCCTGGCTTGCACATAAAAAAGGTAAACCATTTATGTCATGGCATGAGCGCATGACAATTCTTGACAATCTACACATGGTAGATCGTGTAATTGAGTTTGATGACCGTGACGGCACTGCATGTGATGCTATACGCAAGGCAAAAGAAATGTTCCCCAACGATACTATTATTTTTGCCAATGGTGGTGACAGAAATCAAGACAATATTCCTGAAATGATTTTTGATGATGTAGAATTTGTTTTTGGAGTAGGTGGAGAGGACAAAAAGAACAGTAGTAGTGATATTCTCAAGCGATGGACTTCTACGGAAGTACAGAGAAAATGGGGATCGTACACAGTATTAAACGAAATACCAGGCGCAAAAGTTAAAACTTTAAGAGTTGATCCAGGTCAAACTCTCAGTATGCAAAGACATCAGTATAGAAGTGAATACTGGATGGTTACAGAGGGCACTTGCATGATCAATATGGCCATGCCCGGCGATTTAGATAACCCACCTAAGATCTTGGGAAAATATGACGAATGGCGTGTACCACGCAATGCCTGGCATCAACTTACTAATCCGTTTACAAAACCTTGTACCATTGTAGAAATTCAGTATGGAGACCGGTGCGAAGAAGAAGATATCGAACGATTAGATGACGCCGGTCAAACAACGCAAATATAAATCTGTTTGTCTTTGTCTGTATTCTATAATTGCCTGTATAATTTTACGCATTTGATTTCCAGTCCCTGTGATTTTGATATGTGTACTGTTGTAACCAATGTTCAACATCAGCGGCATTTTTTGGATTTTTTGATTCGATGTATTGTTCAACATCGCTTTTATAAGCGAAACAGTTTTGTAAACGTTTCATTAGACTTTGGCAGTCCATTTGATCTCCTTGTGGGTTATATGAGTATTTATTGCAACGCAACAAACATTAACATATTACAAATTCAATAAATAGCTTATTATGCGTGATTTATTAAACATTATTTTAAACGAAGTTACACTTAGCAAATACGGCCCTGGACATAAATTTATTTTTAGTAACGGTGCCGCTGGGCAACAGCTGGCCAGTCAATTGGCCGCTTTGGGTTTAAACACAGATGGCGTCATTGAACTTACAAATAAATCTAAAGGCCTTGAATCCTTAGTAAACAAAAGCGATATAATAACAAGATTTGGTAAAGGAACAGATGTATATGAATTTCGTACCGAAGACGATGTGTATTTTTACGTGTTTGGAACCACAGGCACCATTGAAACAGCATTAAATCACAGCAAAGAAAGTGCCATTAGCAATCGCGGCGAAGTAAGCGAAGGTATTCTTGGTGCAGCTATGTTTGCTAAATTTACCAAACGCCAACCAGGCGAAGAAGTAGGCCAAGTTACCTCTGCAGATATCACTGGTGTATTAGATGCTCTACAATCGCAAGGCGAAGATACTTATAGTGTCACCGTTAATGATGCTGAAAGCGAAATAGCAGATACTATTAGTTTTGTTTTGAGATTAAAAACAGCCCCGTACCAAGATCTTATGAATCCGTTAAAGCGTAAGCTTTTGACCAACGAACTGAACAGTGCCGCAGCGTATGTTAACAGTGCAATGGCCGAACGCTATAGCAAGTATTTTTATATTAATGGCAAGGCAGATGAAATTAATATCATGGCCGATGGTGCTGCCAGCGAGTCTGAAAAGAAATCAGATGTCTGGGTAGGCATTAGAGATCAAAATGGAGCAATACGTACTCTCAAACTTAATGCCAGTTTAAAAGTTGGCGGGCAAGCACAATTTGGACAAGTTGGCGGCAGTGACACAGAGTCAATGACCAAGTTGTTTGGTTATTTTGGAATCGATGTTGCTCCGTATATTGAAAAATTTGAAAAGCAACACAAACAAGATCCACTAAAAGCGGTGGAGTATATGTATAGACAGATCACCAATGCTTTGCAATCAAAGTTATCAGGGGACGACGACACTGAAGAAGCACGATTCGTTGATAGTGTTGCTCGCGCGGTAACACATTTTGCTACACTGGGTGATAGCAATGTTGAATTGGTTGATTTTGACAAGGGTGGTTTTAAGATTTTGAGATTTAAAAATCTCGAGTATAAGTTAAGAAATATTGATTTGACTGCGTCATATGTTTCATCTAAAACAAGACCCGAAATTAGTATTCACGACGTGGAAGATCCTAAAAAAGAACTTATTTCTATTCGTTGCAAAGTTGAACATAAAAAAGCAGGACCGTATGTACGCAACTATATCGAAAAAGGTTCTTTATTAGAGGAAATTACCAAAGTTCAAGAAAGAAGTTTTAAAGAATTAGAAACTCCTGATCCAGAGAAAACAAGGGTAAAAATTAAGCCACCTGGTAGACAAGCCTTACCTCGAGACAAAGATACAACTCCAAGACAAAAACGCGATAAGTAAAAACATGCAAAGACCTACTATGGAAATAACAACCATGATTGGTTGTTCCTTGATGTGCAATTTTTGCCCTCAAGACAATTTACGAGACATGTATGGTAACGATGTCAAATACATGACTTTGGATACATTTAAAACAGCATTATCAAAAGTACCAAAAAATACCAGAATTGATTTTAGTGGCATGGCCGAAGCCTGGATCAATCCTGCGGCCACTGACATGTTAGAACATACTTTGGTATCAGGACACAATGTAGCTATCTATACAACTTTTTACAATTGGGATATTGGGACTGCTGAACGTGTTGTGCAGTTACTTTATCGTTATCGAGCACAGATCGAAGTACTTAGTGTGCATTTTCCTGATGAATACGGTAATATGAAGGGATGGAAATATAGCACTGAATGGGAAGCTGTATTTCACATGGTAACCTCTGCGGTACAAGATGCTAATATTAAATTAGAAGCTATGACCATGAGCGATCATGGTAAGATACATAAGGATTTGCAGCATCTTGGGATCCAATTGTACAATTGGTTTGGGCACGACCGTGCTGGAAGTTTGAATAAAGAACAAGTTAAAGAACAACCAGTTCATTTTGTTACTAAACACGAACGCCCGGTGAGTTGTAGTAAGACTGTGAATTATGATCAACACGTACTGCTACCCAATGGTGATGTAGTATTATGCTGCATGGATTATGATCTAAAACACGTGATTGGTAATTTGGTTAACGATTCCTATTTGGATTTGTTCACCGGTGAACCCATGATAAATCTAATACGAGAAAATCAAAAAAATTGCTACAGTGCGGCAAGTTTATGTAAAAGTTGCACTGATGCTAAAATACATTGACTTAACTGATCAAATATTATATAATCAACTATGACAAAAATTTATCTGGCCATGGCCGAAATGCAAAACGGCAACCGTATCTTTGAACGTGCATATCTTACTCAAGAGCGTGCCGAGCAAGCGTGTCAAGAGATGATAAAAGATATTACGGAAAACACTGACTGGAAAGTTGTTCCTGTTGTTGAAGAGTTGGAGTTAGTTGATGAATGAGCGAATCCAAGAAACTTTAGATATTTTGCAAGAAGAGTGTGCCGAAGTTATTGTTGAGATCAGCAAATGTAGAAGATTTGGATTAGATTCGTATCATTACAAAACTGGAGTTAAACATCGTGACATGCTTGAAATGGAAATTGGTGATGTTTTAGCAATGGTTGATATTTTAATAGAGCATAACTTTATAGATCAAGATAAACTTAACAACGCCAAGGAAAATAAAAGAAATAAATTAAAGACCTGGTCTAACATTTTTAAATGATCACTCGCATAATGATGATAGGTGCTGGTCGCATATACGAAGCGGCATGCACCTTGAGTTTTGATAAAAACTTGCATCCAACAATTGACCAGACCATAATTGTAAGTCCGTATAGTTTTGTTACTTTAACAAAAGAGTTTGAACATTTTGGTGTTGATGTATCAAAATTTAAATTCTATCATGACAACGAGGTAATAGACAAATTTAATTTACAAGCATGGGCAACAAATCATTGGTATTTACAGCAGGGATTTAAACTAAGTCTGATGGATAGCATTGATAGCGACTTTTTAATTCAAGATTGCGATGTTCTTGCATTACAACCGTATCAATATATTCTTGATAATGATATAAATTTTAGAGTAGAAGATTTATGGAATCCTTATCAACAAGTTTATGCTGATGCAATAAAAAAATTAATTGGGTTTGATAGAGCTATAAATTACAGCTTTGTGACAGAATTCATGCCCTATAAAAAGCAAGATTGGATAGCTTGTAAAAACCAAATTGAAAATTTTACTCAATCAACATGGCAAAATGCAATAACAAATTTAGCACCGTTTGATGAAAAAAAATGGTTTAGTGAATATGAATTGTTGGGAATTTTTAAAACAAATACAGATACCAATTATAAACTAAGATATGATATTCAACCAATTATTAACAATTGGGAAGATTTTTTCCGTGCAGACTGGTCAAATATCGAAACAATAAAATTTAAGGCACAACCTTTTAAATATATGGGACGGAAGTCCGCAATAACAATACGAGATTTTTTTATTAGGAAAGATGATGACAGAATTATATAGAGGATTATTGTTTGTACTCACAACTAACTTTAACAGTTTGATAGAAACTATTAGAAATCATGTGAGATCATTCAATCAAAATACTACAGACGAAGGTAATTTTTTAGATGTTGGTGTACTTGGTTTTTGGAATTTAATGTTAGAGGTAGTTTTTACTTTGTTTGTTTTACTTAGTTTAACAACAGGAATTTTGTTAACAGCCGGGTTGGCAGTAAGTGCATATCCTTTTGTGGCATTTTTGACATATTCAAGAAACTTGCTTGTAGGTACAAGGGGAAAACAAGACAAAGATATTCAAATAATAAAGTTACCTAATGACTCGAGTCAAGAAAAAGTCTAACCTTGCCAAAGGCAAAGATAGTTACGATGCAGAAATAGGCGGCGAATTAGTCGCCTTTTTCAATAAAAATATTACTCCTTATGCAACAGAAGTAGGCGGGCCTGCCTTTGATTTAATTCCTATACAAAAACAAAAAGATATAATGGTCAATGTTGCTCGTATGCATGCCGAGCAAGAATATAACCGTATAATGGATTTAGTTAAAGTATTACAGAAACAAGCAGATGAAATTAAAAGAAGATTATATATAACTGATGCCGTACATGCCGCAGAATATCAATTTCAAATCTATCATGGTCAAACATATTGGCTATGCTTTGATAGCAAAATAAATCGTACAAGATTATGTCACCAAGGACCTAAAGATTGGACTACCGGTGCACCCGAACATTATAACTATATTGCACAGGTCAAATGGTTAGGTGACTACACGTGGCAAGAAGTTACCACACAAACGTTTGGGAATAGTACTGAACAATCTTAGCAAGTTCTACTTCAAATACAGCTCTTGGTTGCCACCCAAGAGTCTTTAGTTTTTCATCATTGATACTATACCTTACATCTTGACCAGGTCTGGTTATATCTAAATTTAAATATTTTCCGTGATCTGTAATTTGTTCAGGGCAGAACATGTCAATAATCTGCATTGCAATAACTATATTTTGCTCTTCGTGATTGCCACTTATATTGTAAATTTCGTTCTGCACTCCGGATTCAATTATAGTGAGCACAGCACTTGCTGTGTCGCTTACGTGTAACCATGTGCGACGAGGTAGTCCAGCATCGTGCAGTGCGATTGGCCTACCTAATTGTAAATGTTTAATACTTTTTGGTATAAACTTTTCTGTATATTGACCTATTCCGTAATTGTTAGTTGGTCTAACAATTACGTAAGGAACCTTGAATGTACGTGCCCACGCTAATATTAATTGGTCTGCTGCGGCTTTGGTTGCTGAATACGGATTACTTGGCTTTAGTAAATCTGTTTCAATATGACTACCAGATTCAATATCACCATACACTTCGTCTGTACTAAAATGCAACAAGGTTGGCATCTTGAAACGATGGCGTTCTTTTATCAAGTTTAGCAAATGATGAACACCATTTACATTACTGCGTAAAAACACATCTGAACTAACAATACTGTTATCTACATGTGTTTCTGCTGCGGTATTAATTATATAATCGCAGTCGTATAGCATATCTAAATCATTGATATCGGATTCAATGAATTTAAAACGCGAATGTTTGATTAGGTCTGGTAAGAATTGAACGTTAGCAGCATAGGTTTTTTTATCTACACCAATTACATAGTAACCCTTATCTAAACAGGCCTGGGTAACATGATAGCCGATGAATCCAAGACAGCCGGTAACGTATACAACTTTTGTCGTCATAATTTTCTTGTTAAATTTAAATATGCTGGTTCTGGTGAACCAATAAACACAGGCCAAATGTCTTCTAATTCAGCAATACTCTGTGGTTTATATAATTGAATGTTTGGCAAAGCAGCCAACACTTGTTCGTCATCATGAGCCCAATGGCTAACACCATCGTGACTATAGTCTTTGTCTCTGCCGCTGCCAATTAGTTTTACAGGAATGTTTTCGTAACTTACATAATTACGCAGAAACTCAAAAGGACGATACAATAAAAAGCTACTCATACTGTAACATACCGGAATCAACCCTTCATTGGCCATACCAATGGCAGCACCTATCATTAGTTGTTCAGCCGCGCCCACGTTATAAAAACGTTCCGGAAAAGCATTACGTATTTGATCCAAGATACCAAAACCTAAGTCTGCTGTGACAACTCTTATGTCATCGGTGCTGACCATGCTTTCTAATAGAAGACCGGCACATTCTTTTCTCATTGTGTTAACGCCTCATAATCTGATTGTTTAAGTACATAATAATGTGTGAGTAATTCTTTAGCAAAAGGCCAATTTGGCGGATTACTAAATCTCACATTGATTCGAGGCAGAAATGCCACTAAACGATGACTCAATGTTATGGTGTCAATCATGTCGTATGCGCCCATTCCGTTTAAATTGGCATAAACGTGCAAGTTATCAATTTTGTTATCATTGATAAAGCGAAGCGCCTCCCATATTGATCCTTCGGCACATTCGCCATCGCTGATCATGCAGTAAACATTTTTAT